GATATATCTAAAATTTCCTCATAAAGTTTAGGGATGAACCAACATTCCCCTTCTTTACAACAATCTTCTTTTTTTTGACCTGATTTTTTCCAATAAGCATTGACCATATACCCTTCATTATTCATCACTTCTTGTGTTAAATAACTATCAGAATAGGTAATCCAGAATTTAGATATAGTTAACTTATCTTCAGCAGGTATTTTTGAGTAAGCACCTGTTAATACCGCTTCTGAAGTTTCTTCAAACTCATCTATATTAAATACAAATATTGTAAGTTTCTGATCACCGTAATCATAACTTGTTATATAATTATTATGCTTAGATAATTTATTATCAAATTTAGCAAATTCCCTAGTATAAGGATATCTATATACTAGTAGTAATCTGCCATCAAATTCAGGTCTTTTAGTATCCCCTAAGTATGCCCCAATAAAATCTGTTCTAAGGTAGAATTTAGGGACTTCTTCACTTATTAAGGGCATTATAAATTTCAAAGTTTGATTTGCTATCATATTATAATATTTCTTTTACTCCACTACCTTCATAATAAGATCTGCTATGATCCCACTGGTTAGTTTCAAAGTGCCAAGCAATATCTTTTAATGCTTTTTCAACGATAGTAAATCCTTCTTGTAATGTTTCTGTAGATATTTGAAACACTTCACAGTTAATAGGTAGATTTCTCCACCTGTTTTTAGACTGTACTGCAACTAAATATACTTCTCCTGTATATTCCTTTATATCTTTATCAGGAAATTATTCTATAAAGAATGCTTTAACGGCATTCCAATAACAAGCTAGTTGCATTTTATAATTAGGATATTCATTAAAGTGTAAAGAGAACTCTGCTATATCATTAGTAGTCTTTAAGTCTACTAACTTTATAACTTTATTCTCATGATCTATAATTAGTTTATCTATAGTAGACTTAACAACTATAGGTAATTCATATATTAATGCTTCCGGGTATTCCCAGTAGACTAATTGTTCATTATAATGCTTTTCAGTAGTAAAAGGATTCTCAATCATTAACTGTGACGCTAATTTATGATTCTTTATACTTTCATACGTTTCCCTTACAAATTTAAGAGTAGAAAAGCTTATTACTTCTTTATTGTTGTACATTAGAAATCTGACATAATCTTTAAATGTATTATATAGTCTTTTTGATTCGTCTGCAATTAATTTGTCTGATTTCTTTTCTGCTTTATAGTTATTCTTATATGCTTCTATGCATAATTGATCCAAATCTGTATCTGGGTATAACTTTAAGTTCTCAGCTATGAAAGAACAAAAGCTTGATTGTATTTCACCCCTCGGTTTTTCATAGTCTAAAGTTACATATTTTTCTTTAAACTTATCATTTTCTAGTACATACATATGTTGTAATGTACCAAACTCTTGTGCGTCCGAAGACTCTTCAACTATTGTACCGTCTAGTAATCCTTTGAAATATTTTACATTTTTTAAAAATGTAGCAATAGATGTAGTCCTTAAACCTGTCCATCTATCTTGTAAATTCATTTATATATTAGGTATTATTTCATCAACAATTTCTTCTGCTTCTTTCCTACTTAATTTCATATTACAAGATTCAAACATACTAATATGAAAATTTATATTACACTCTCGTTCAAAGTTTTTTAAAAACTTATTTTGAAGTTGAGCTAAAGAAGAGTTTGTTTCGTTGCTAGCTACTTGAATGAATTGTCTCATTTAATATTTGTTGTATAACTTCATCTACATTTCTCCTATTCCTAGGCATGTAGAGTTTATATTGTAAGTTTTCAGAATGTAAAAAGTATTTAAATAACTTATAGCGAAGTGGGAAGCTGTCTGATACGAGTCCTTTACATTCAATTATAAAGTCTTTACCTACAAAATCTGGGGTATAAGACATTCGTCTTACATTTTCATCTCCGTAAGTAAATGCTGGTAATATCTCAAATCTTACTTCTTCATAAGGTGCTATAATATTATACTTCTTAAGTTGTTCGTAGCAGTAACCTTCTAGTTTACTCTTAAAATGTATACCATCTATGATTATAGGTGTAGCATTCTTAACCTTACCTTCACCTTTTTTCTTTTTAGGTCTCAATTTTCTGACCATCTATTATTTGTTTTAATAGTATAGCAGTTTGTTCTGAACCATATTTTAAACAATAATCTGAAATATCTTTTGTTTCACTATCTATAGGTATAATTATATTATCTATATTATATGTGTCTTTCATTTTCTTAGCAGATTTAATACCTTGCTCATCATTATCATATAAGACTATAATCTTTTTAAATCTAGTTTTATATTCTTCTATGGCTTTTGCTGGCATTAAAGATCCTTCACTTGGGGGGCTAACTGTTATATAATCAAAAGATGATAGACACATTACATCTTTTAAACTCTTAGTTATAATTAATAAATCTCCAGTTTCTGGTAATTGTTTATGACCAAAGACATAATTCTTAGTCATTGAGCCAAACCACTTATTACGTTTATCAGCTAAGGGTCTATAAATTTTACGCTTATCATAGTTCTGATAATTGTACATAGGATTCTCCTTAGTATATTGCCAGTGTATGATACCATTAACTATAAGATATTTTATAGGATCTACCTCATACTTCTTGAGTATTCCTTTAGATATATGATATTGCCCCCAATATTTTAAATCTATAGTGTTAAAAGGTTGTCTAACTACTTCAATAACTGAATCTGTTTTCTTTTCTAATTTTGTAATGTTTGTAAATGAATCTGAAATCTCTTTTTGATTTAAAATCAGATCACAATATATCTGAGCTAATGCTTCCTTATATGAAGAAAGATTTAATTTTTTCTGTACAAAAGTGATGGCATTACCTGTGTCACTATTGCCAAAGTCATTATAGATAAGCCTACCTTCTGGGTTTTGTATAATACCAAATGAAGGTGTTTTATCTTGTCTTAAAGGACTATTAAATATACTATTTAATTTGAATCTACAACCCATGTAGTAACTGTATATATCAAAATCTGATACATAACTGTTTATATATTCATGAGATAGTATAGGATCATTCTTAATTGAGTATAACATTGTAAAATTATAAAGCCCTCTATATTTTAACTTTATATTTCCTATAACGCGTTAAAGCATAGAGAGCTAATTTATATAATTAATTATTAAAAAGGAATATCATCTGTTTTAGTAGGCGCAGTAAATGCTTCATTTAAAGGATTTTCTTCTTTAATTTCAACATCACCTTTCATCTGCGGGCGTACTACCACATCTTTACCTTCTATAATCTGAATAGAAGTATCCTCTTTAGGTACATCCATACTTTCAATGAATGGAAATTTAGGATCCTTAGGTAAGGTAGTAAATCCTTTATTATCGTAGACTACTTTAATACGAACTAATTTATCCTTATAAGAATCCCCTAATAAAGCTACAATTTTATCAGCAAATTCTTTAAAAGTACTAGTTGATAGATTTTCTTTATCCCAATCTATCTTACCTTTATACACTTCAATAAGTTGCCTTAGAATACCCATAGGATAACCTACTTTAAATTCCAAAAAGATTCTCTTTTCTTCAGCGCCCATTGCTTCAATTGGTTTTGAAGGTTTAGGCTGCCAAAAAGTATAGTTCAATGGATTACCTTGCTGATTTTCCCATTTAAAAGCTAGGAACTGATTACCAGTTGACTCTACAGTTTGAAACTTAACTTCTACAAGTTTTAAGTTATCTTGTATTCCTCCTTGTACATATGTTTTAGTATTTGAAGGATTGATAGTGCTATTATTAATAGTAAATATATTCATGTGTAATTGTTTTATTATGCTTAACTTTGTTTACTGTTTGAAGATTAGTGACCAATCAGTTGTAATATTTCCATTTTCATCTGATTCAGCGATTACAATCTTTTTTCCTTTTAAGTGTGAAGGTCTAGCTTCTACAACTATATCTTCTCCGCCTTCGAAACTGATAATTGTTTTGTTTTTTTCTCTGTATACATACCCTAAAGCATCAGATTTACCTGCAATTATTCTTTCCAATTTACCAGTTAAATCAACCTTCATCTCATTTAACTCCTTACCTTCCTTATTAATTAAGGTAACATTAGTATGAGCTAATAAAATAAGAGCATCACATAGGGGTATAAACCAATCTATAATCTGTTCAAAAGCTTCCCTAACAAATCTGTAACCAGCCCCATTGGGTAGTTTTGTTACATCGTTACCTTCAAAGCCTTTGCCTTGAACAGTATCTTTATAAAGTTTCTTTGCTAGGATTAATGACATTTCTTCTAATTTGGTAGCCGTATCAATTGCTATATATTTATAAGGAAATTTATTGTCATTTTCTTTAATTTTTTGTTCAAGCGCCTGTTTAATACTATACAGTTCTGTTAAGTTATTAGCTTTAACAGATAGTACTTCAAGGAAGTCTGAACCATTTTCTAAGTCAATGAGTAAACAATCATCTAATTTAGACATAATGGTAGTCTTACCTGATTTAGGCTTACCAAACAGAACCATAAATTTAACGTTTTCACGTAAAGGTTGTATTTTTTCTGTTGGTAAAATCATTATAATTTGTTTTAAAATAAAGCCAAGGTATTACCCCTGGCTTTGTCATTTGTGAATGAAAACTATTTATTATAAAACATAATAAACAGAGTCTTTTAAGTTCTTGTTATAAATCTTACCATCTACTTCTATTGCAAAACCTAAGTTACGAATAGTAGTTGTGGGGATTGGCCTAGAACTATATACTTTCTTTTCTTCTTCCCTGGCTGCTGCAGTACGTGCGTTTATTGAAGAAGCTTCAAGTTTAAGACTATAATAAGTAGGCTTTGTTGGCCATTTACCACTTTCTTTTTCAAGTTGCTTCTTTTCTTTAGCTACGTCCTGTACTTTCTTAAGTATTCCAAAGAAATTATCAGACAGGTATTTAGCTTTCTTGTAGTTCATACTTAAAGCCCATTCTTCAGAATTAGCCCAGTCAATATCGTACTTGGTATTTCCAAAGAATTCAAGATAGTCACCTACTTGGATACTACGGATAGGGTACTTAGTTTTCATACCATATTGATCATCACCAGCTACAGTAAGACCTAATTCTATAGCAGTCCAAATAAGTTGTTGTGCTAACTCTAAAGAGTCAACATAAACTAAAAAGGAACCAACTTGTTCTTCAACTGCTTTCTTAGTTACTTTTTTTTCTACAGGTTTAAATATATCCCCTAATAATTCAAATAAACTAAAAGAAGAGGTATTATTTTGTACAGTGATATTATTTCTACTAATATCTTCTATTTTATAGATTCTTGTGTTTTTCATTTTCTTAAATTAAAATAATTGTGTTTGTTGTTGTTGTCCTTCAGGTTTCTGAATATCTTCAAATGATATTTCATCAATTCTGTTATGTTCTAATTTAGCTTTAAAAATAATTACTCCTATTCCACCATCTCGATTTTTTAGTATACATAGGAATAAAAGCCCTGCTGAAGGTATCATTTTTGTTGAATAGTGTTCTATACCTAAAATTTCAGGCCTATGCAGTACTGCTACTACATCTGAACACTGGTATATTGAATCACTACCGAATAAATCTTTTCTTGTGGGGTAATGGAGTGCTGGATTAGTAATCCTTTCAACAGATTCTATATCCCTATTTAATTGACTAAGTTGTATAACAGTATTTCTATTATATTTCTTAATCTCCATTAACATATATTGTAATTTAGATACAATTTCTCTTTCAGATTCCCCAGAACGACCTTTGGTTAATAAGATGTGATCAATCATGATTATAACCCATTTACCTTTGCCTTCATTCTCTGAGAATTTAAGGATTGTTTCTCTAATTTCATCAACATTACCAGCTGTTTCCACATAATAAACAGGGTATTTCTTAATTGTTTCTACTTCATTTACAATTTTACTATAATCAGCATCAGATAATGCTTTACCAGGTATAGCACTATATAGTTCTGATGTGGCTTTCTTTAAGTTATATGATAATTTACGTCCTACCTGCTTTGAACTTAGCATTTCAAAGGAAAAGCTAAGTATTACAAAATTAGCATCTGGATTTAATTCAAATAGATCAATTTCTAGAGAATTAACAAATGCTGATTTTCCGCTACCACTTATCGTACCACTATAGTTTTCACTACCAATCACAATATGCTTTCATTATGAAGAGAATATCGCAAATGTTTGTGGTCTGGACTATATCTTAATACAATCACTTTGCTCTTGAAAGTATTTTCCTGCATTTCTATTACTACCCTAAAGGATTCGAACCTTTCTTAATTACCCATCTGTAAAGCGCAGAAATAGGTCTTTCGACAGTCTCTACGGCTGAATCTAATAATATATGTTTTGGTTTACGAATATGTTTTATCCATCATCATATTATTAACCTATGCCTCGGTATTAGCATGCTTATTAACTTACTAGCGTACGCAAATTTAAAATGCAGTATTTTCGTCTAAGTTTAGCTTTCACCGATATTCAGGAATTTAAAGCTGGCATGTATCGCTTACCAGCTATCGTGTAAATTGTATTAGGCTCAATCCCACCCATACAAATATTATTAAACTTACTCCATCTAGTACTAAGGGATTTAGTAATACCTTTACGACGCTTATCAATATATTCTACAATTTCTTCTGTAGGTTCTTTGATATGTCTATATTTTAATGGGTAAGCTCTATTATAAAAAGTTTGTTCCATAAGTGTTTACATTTAATTGAGAGGTATTAGTTGTCTCTTCTACACTTTTTGGAACTTTAAATTTTAAATAATTTTCATACTTCATATACTCCTCTTCGGTTATCCAGTTTAGCAGACGTTTCATGTACATCATGCTACCCGTCTTTTCTTTTTGTTCTAACTCGTATCTTAAACAAGTTAGTATATGATCATGTAGAGTCTTATTATCCTTTACAAGTTTTAAATATTTTATCTTTGCTTTTACTTTACCACTTCTTAGATAATCTTTCTTACCGTCTGGTCTAGTAACATGAGATGGGTATGAATTATATAATTCTTCAAACATATCACCTTGAGAGATTAACTCTAAGAACTTTAAAGTAGTCTGTATACTTTCTAAGGGGGGTATATCACCTATACCCATGAACCTAATGAATCCAAGATTTTTGATTTTCTGTAATTTTTTGTATAAGGTTCCTTCAAGTATTTTATCATATTTTTTTAAGGATAATAGGTTTCTATCCTTTAGTAACATACATATAGTGAAGTCATCAGCACTAAGGCCTTGCTTCACTATAGTATTTAAGTTAAATGTTATATTCATACTTCTAAGCTTTCTTTAATTAGAAGTTTCTTTTTAAGTTTAGCTCTTTTCTTAGCAGCTTCACATATTCGTTTAGCTTCTTCATAGGTTATATCATATCCTAATTCTTTTATTTCACCTAACATATAACCTATGACAGATACTCCGTCAAAGGATTTAAAGCAACGTAAAGCTTTTGGTATAAATTCTATAGATAGTATATCTACTAGAAGTACTATATCTTGTTCATCTTTAATATGTTCAAATCCTATATATTTTTCTGGAGTACTATTAAATTCTTTGATATATTTGTAATAATCTGTTATTCTTCCCATAAATTATAGTATTAATGTTCCCATATTTTCGAAATTACGGGTACTGCTGGAATATCTAAGTGCTTACAGTAAATTTTAGCAGCTTTTTCCATACAATCTTTAAGAGTTGTAGCCCATTGTTCTGCTAATTCTATATCGCATTCTAATATAATTTCATCATGTATACAGTTTACGATTTTAACTGGACTAGTGTTTAAAGAATTGATATTATTTTTTAATAACTCTTTACGTAATAATATTAAGGCTGTCTTTGAGACATCACTTGCTGATCCTTGTATCCTTGTGTTTTGAGATTCTCTTCCTATACTTCCTTTGATTTGTAATAGTTCTTTTCTTTCTTCTCTTGTTAGAGATCTCTTATCACTTAATTCTCTTAATCTTTTATGTTTAGGAAACCATCTTATTCTTCTAGTAATTTCATTTGTTGTAATATAACCTTTTTTTAAACCAGATTCTCTACATTCTTTAAAGAAATTATCTAAACCTGGAAATCCTTGGAAAAATAAATCTATTAATCCTTGAGCTTCTTCTTCAGATATCTTTAGTCTTTTAGCTATTGTAAAAGCACTAGCCCCAAAAGATACAGCAAAGTTTAAAGTTTTACCTTTATCTCTATAGGCTTTATTCTCATTATCTTTAGTAACTATAAATTCTTTTCCAAATGCTACTGAGTACATTCGTGAAGCTACAAAGCTATGAGGATCTGAATCCCCACTTTTAAAAAAGTTTATATAAGCTTCATCATTAGCTAAATCTGCCATAATTCTAGCTTCTTGTGCACTATAGTCAGCGCAAATAAGGGTTTTATTACCCGTAACAGTAAATGTTTCTCTAAAACCGTCACCTTTCTTAAGTTGTTGGATATTAGGATTACGACTACTCATTCTACCAGTTCTTACTATCTGATTATATGTAGTATGTATCCTACCATCTTTTTGTATATACTTCTTTATATAATTCTCACCAAAGGAACTTATAATTTTAGATTCTTTACGATGTTCTAATAATTTAGTAGTGATTGGTATTTTTTCAGGAAGAAATTCAATAGCATCTGCTCCAGAAGAATCTTTTCCATCTTTATCTTTTGGGAATATATTATATTCTTGGTGTAATATTTTTAAAACCTGCTGATCACTAGCCCAATTAACAATTGATAAACGTTTGTCATCAAAAGAGGAATCGAATAAGTCTAATTGGTTACCTAATTTTCTATATTTAGATCCTGTTGGAGTACTCAGTAATAGTTGATCTAATTCAGCTTCGGTAGCTTTAATCTTTTTTAAATAAAAATGTACAATAGACATCCATTTATCAATATCTAAATACATTCCATTATATTCTATATCTCCTAAAGCTAATACAACTTGATTTTCTAATCTTATACAAGATTGTAAATTATATATAGAGGCTAATTCTTCTTGTTTTTGTTTTATTTGTAATGGTAATACTACATCTGTAGCGCCATACATTACTTGTTGTAGAGTAAAAGGCCTATTTCTAATAGTACTAAACTCTTCTCTAACAGCTTTATTAATAACTTTATGGAAATAGTATTGGTAAACACCTTTTAAAGAGAACCTACTTAATTTTCTAATCTCTTCCATATTATACTTACCATTATGTAATACTTGATCTACTACCATAGTATCCCAAACATTACTTAACACAATTCCATAATTCTTTAATTGATTATAATCAAATTTAAGGTTATGTCCTACAAAGGTCTTATTAGGATCTTCGAGGACATCCTTAAATAAAGTTATATCAAAATCTCTTGTGTCTATGACTAATTGATCTTCCCCAGTTCCTATTTGTAACATAATAATCTTACTCTCTAGGAAATTAAGGGCTGTAGTTTCAGTATCTAAACATAATATTGTTTGATCTGAAATTTTCTGTAATACTTCTTGAACTGATATAAGTTTAATACTATCTACATTAAGTATAGACTGATCTATATTTGTAGATGTAAAATATATCATATTAATTTAATGCTAATTGTTCTTTAATCTCTTCCCATTTGTATACGGAATTCATTGTTTCAAAAGTATTACCATCTAATATCTTTGTAACAATGCTAGTAGCAAACCATTTAGAATTGGTGCTTATATAGAAAGATTGCCCTATAATAGGTTCTTTAGTAGCATAGCCAGTTTCTACATGACCTTCTTCAAAATTATTAGGATGTGATCCTTCTAATAGAGATTTAATTTTAGTTAATTTTACTCGCATAATTATATATAAATAAAATCAAGCACCTCAATTTGTGCTTCTTTTAATATTTCTTCAATTGTTCTTCGTTCTTTTTCAAATAAAGCCTTATTATTTAATAATACTTTATCTGTTATAAACCTGTCAAGAGTTCCTTTTTCTTCTTCTATCTTTATTATAGAAGGCAGTAGCTGGTCTTTCTTTACACATAGAGGGTAGTAGCTAAGAATATCTCGCATTACATTTTCTACTACTGCTTCTGCTTTAATTCCATCTCCCTTATAAGTATAAAAGATACCTACAGCAGATTTTCTTATTGGGTTTAAAGTAGAAGTAACAAATTTTTTAGAAGTAAAAGGTACTTTCATTACTTGAAAGTCTATTAATTCTAATCGTTCCCCTATTGTATAAGATAGATCTTCTAAAGTATCCCGTACACTTTTACCATCAGGGTGCATTTCATAGTCTAGTAAATCTATTAAACTACTTAATTCATTCATTCCAGCAATTTCAAGTATATTGTCTAGAAAAGCTTTAACTTTAGGGTTAAAAACTTTTTCTGGCATACTATGCTCAAGTTTTACCAGGTATACATTTCCTTTGTGTATATAGTCCTGTACAAAATGTTGTGTGTATATTATAGGTAAAATATCTTTAGTTTTATCTTGTTTCATTTGATTTTCTTTTTTAACTCTTATTCTTCCTTGTTTTAAATAATTTATTAGTACTGAATCCTCATACTCAGGGTAATTACTAAAGTGATAAGTATGTCTTGACCACCATATATGATTACATTCTGAAGATAAAGTACAATTTTTTAAGTAAGGGTTTAAGGTATCATTACTATTTGCTAGATAATATACCTTAACCTTACCTAATTTAAAATCTTCAATAGAAGGGGTATCATAAGAGTTATTTGAATTAAAAACTCTTAATATCATCTTTTCCTTTTACGATTTTTAATGTGTGATTTTAACACTATTTGATGTAAACGTCTCTTTTCCCTAACCATTTTCCTGGTTAGTTTATCTATTTTCATACCCTCATTACGGATTGGGGGGCACTTGTAAGGACTAAAGTTAGGATCTCTGTATTTATCATAGTTAATTTCCCTAGATATATCTTCATAGATCTTTATAGTTCTTTCTTTAGTTTTTAATTTTCTACGACGTTCCCTAACTATTCCAGGATTCTTTTTCCATATTTCTGCTTCATACTCTATACCTTTTTCTCTAAAGGTTATTGTAGTTTCTTCTGGGCATATTGCTTCCCAGTCTGCAGACATGCCTGTTCTACCTAAATCAATTTTAATGGCCTTTTTAGTTGATTTAAAGGGCTTTCTTATTAGGGTGGACTTGTACTCTTGCTTTGAGATATAAGTGTATAAATCCTCATTAAAAGTGCCTTTACGGAGTTTTAGTACTTTTCCAGTGCTATTATTTCTAACGCATACTAATTTAGTTAAATTGGAAGGTTCCCCCCAACCAGTGTATACTCTATTATTTTTAAAATGATAATTTCTTTTCTTTGGTTGTACTAAGGTACATTTAGTTCCCCAATCATACTTTTTTTCTAAGTATAATTTATTATTAGATTTTATTTGCGATAGTTGAAAATTTAAAGCATTTCTAAAAGGTTTATTATCAAAGTATTTAATACCATCAGGTCCTTCATGTAAGGTTTTATAGATATGTTTGCCTACTTCTACTATTTTATAATAAAAACTTTGATTTAATCTTTGAATTTTATTAGCTTTCTTAAATTTTCTGGGTATTCTTTCTTTTTTACTCTTCATTGGTTATTCACCTCCAAGTTTATCTTGGTTTCCCAAGTTTATTTATTATTATAAATTTTCTATAAATTTAATGCTTCATGGTATATCCTATAACTTCTTCCCTCAGCAACAGTTATTAATTTGAAAAATATAATTTCAAATCCATAATCTTTTACTTTTTCTTGAAGTAAATCTTGAATAGTTAATCCATCTACTTCTATAACATCAAGATCTTTAATCTCATCAGAAGATAAACCTAAAGCTTGTTCCCTAAGAATTATACTAGCTCTATCAGCTATAGCATCTAAGGCATCATAAATATTATTAAAATACTTATTAGTATCTATAATTCTATAACCTACAGAACCTTTTAAGATAAATTGCTTATTATCTTCAGTAATTAAGGATTGGGTGGATAATTGCATAGTAGTATCAACTGTATTAATTACAGCTACTGTTTGAATATAAGGAAATTTAAAATGCCAACCTGGTTTTAAGACTTTTTCATATCTCCCAAACCTATACCTTACACCTCCTTGATACTGATGTATAACAGCTATTGGTATTATACTAGTTATTTGGTCTAGTATAAATTTAATTAATAAGTCAAACATATTAGAAATCAGTTAGTATTATTGGATTATTTAGGGTGTAACCTCTTTTCTTATCAAGAAGTTGAAATTGCATCTTAGGTGGTTCAGGTTCAAATCCAAATGCTCTAGCATAGGAATTATAACCTATTAATGAACCATTAACTCTAGCTCTGTTAAGAACTATATACTGATGCCAGTGAGCAATCCAAGACATATCTGTTTTGATAACAGAATTTTCACGTAATACCCATTTCTTTAAAGGTACTTCTATACCACCTATACCACCTTGATAATTAAAATGGTCTCCGTGTGAGAATTTGTTTATATACCCAAATAAATTTAAGTAGATAAACTCTGATTCCGGTATAAGGAATTCTACATTATTATATCCTCCAACAGCATCAAATAAATTTTTCATATTATGGTACATCAACCATTCATATGAATTTTTATACCCACTAGTAAATCTTTTACGTTTAGTTGTACGACCATGATTGCCTGGTATACAAGGTATTTTAATACTTTTTAGATCACCTTGTTCAGCTAAAGTCTTTATACCTTTTATAAGTAGTTCCTGTACACATAAGCTAGCTTGTATTGGAGTTAGAGCATTAGTTTCTTCAAGCTCTTCATGTATATAACCAGTTATAAAGTCACCTAATAATCCTAGAACTAAATTATCTACTTTAAAACCTGATTTACGAGTTTGTATAATCATATACATTAATCTCTTAAAATATAATTCTATGCGTTTTTTAGCTACATCTAGATTATATTCATTAAGATTGTTAACTATGGCTTTAGTTACTTCTTCTTCTATGTGTACATCACTAATTGTTGATATAGCAATGACTTCTTCTTTTAGTTTAGGGTTAGATACTATACTATAACTATCTAACGATTCTAAAGATTCTAGTTTAATACCTTGAGTAAACTCTTCACGTTGCTTAAATTCAGTTATTTGATTTTTAAGTAAAGTATTTTGTCTTTTTAATTCTTTTGACTGTATTTTAGATTTTGTCATACTTGTAATTATTTTTCTTCAGCGTGTTCACCATCATCTATTGATATTAATGGCCATTTCTCATTATATGAAGTATTTAATATAATAGATAAATGATGTACTTTTAAAGCTTGATACTCATATTTATCTTTAGTCTTATAATATTGTATTCTTAACATATTATAAGCATCTACTAAGTACTCTAAATTCTTAGTTTCTTTAGCAATCTTTAACCTCTTAAAGAATTCCTCCTGTGTATCATAATTATCTAAATCCTGTCTAGTAATATGACCATATCTGTAATCTCCCATAATCATACGATTATCAGCAAGTCTTATTATTTCTTTTAAATAGAAATAAAATAAACTTGTATTAGAATCAGAAGGATCATAATCTTGAAGTAAATCTTCATCTATATAATTAAATTCTTTAGGTTTAATCTTCATAAAACCTTCTTCATAAGGAGATCTACCTATTTCAGATCTATACTGAAAAGGTTTAGTTCGTAGACCAATAGAGATTAAGAGATGCTCTGCCCATAAAGAATCAAAGTAAACTTGTAGTTCACCTCTAATTGTTTTCATATTTAATATCATCAAATATTATAGGAATTTTTGATTGTAATTCTTTTAATAAAGGTATTGTTAACTCTCTCATTTGTGGGTGAGCAGCTAAAGCTGTACGCAATTTAAAGAAATGTCTCCATTCTCTTAAGTTCATTTTAATGTTAATCTCAGTTTTAAGAGAATTAGGGAGTACTGAACGTGCTTGTTGTGGTTGCCAACCTTCTGTTATTAAACCTAAATAGTTACGTTCAGAATTTAATAAAGAAAAAGCATAAATTCCTATATCATTATTATCGTCTTTAAGGCTGTGTACAGATACTACTTCTTGTACTGTACTATACTCTCCTTCTTTTAAACTTAACCATTCTGGTATTATATATGTTAAATGTCCTCCAAATTGACCTTTAGAGTAGTTAACATATCTTGTAGATTCTTGAGCAAATGAAGCAATACGATGACGTACTAGTTCATGACTAACTCCACGATCACATACAAATTTAACTGTAATATCAAAAAATTCAATCATTGCTTCATGGCCTCTAGATATTAGCATCTGTATCATTTTTTCAGCAGATCCTTCAGTTATTTTATCTTCAGATTTATAACATGTTCTAGCTACTTTTTCAATTGTTTGTAGTATTTCTAACCCATTGATAGGTGTTAAAATCTCTGTGTAAGGTTTTATTAATTTCATAGTTTTTCAATTGTTATTCTGTATCTATCTTCTAAAAATGTTTGTATACATACTATTTTACCAGTGTATTCAATTTCTTTTTCAGTTAATTCTTGTAAAATAGGTTTATCTTTTAAAGAATTATTTAGATTCTTTGTAAGTAATTGTAATATATATATTATTCTTTTCATGGTAATACATGTATTTTTTTAATGCTACTAAGTTTTTTTAATTTTGATTCTTTATATAAATTATGATTTTTTATATAATTATGGGAAAAGGCTAAAGCACAAGATAAAGTATCTGTGTAATTATTTTCATTTTCTACTTTGAATAAATAAAGAGTAGTATAGCCTCTCCTTAATTTACTAATTGAAATATCTTTCCTTAATTTTCTTAATAGTTTAACTTTCATTTTCTTTTAGCTTTTGATTGTTGTTGTTTATCTTTAGGGTAGTATTTCCAATCACATATATCCCAAGGATTTAATACCATTCTAAATAATTTAGTAGATTTGAATCCTACTTCTAATTCTCTTAAGAATATCCTTATTTTCTTATTAGATAATCTTTTATAGTAAGGAACATTGTGTTGTTTTAGTACTGCTGTATGTTTATAAGATCTACTCATGTATAATTAGTTAAAACATCAATAAAGGCCTCTTTTAGCCTTTTCTAGACACTATCTATTATTCTAGGTATAAATACTTAGTTTTAGAGATAGACCCTTAAATCGCTTCTAAAGTGCCTTTATTAAGGTTTATGTTTTAAAATAAAAGCCCCATTACGTCTTATAACATACGTTTCTGGGGCTTAATTATCGTATCTTTCCACATTCTAGTCGTAAAACTAGTAGAGGTCAAAAATACTATTTAGTAGCTTTGAATAGATCAAGCTATTCACGTATTGTATCCGTATACAGTTAATTCCTTCTAAAGGATTAAGTGTGCCTCGTAGAATGCTACCTACAACGTCAACGAGTTAAAAAGACTTATAAGCAGTTCTTATGGTATGTTTATAAGTACATTAATAGGATAAATAGAAGATATACCTACACAATTTTAAGGGCTTATGTTATCCCACCAATTCTCGGTTTACAAGTTTCCAATCTTATAAACTATAAGGATACTTATCGTCCTGGCACCGCATTCCCTCATAGGTTAGGGTTAGGATATAGTTTTACGTTCATATCTTCTATTTAATATTATAACCCAGCATCTACTAGTTCTTTTTCTCTTAGTAGTTTTGCTTCTTCTACTAATTTCCAAAATTCTTCTTTAGTAGTATATAATCTTATATCAGCAAATTCTCTTACAAATTGTAAGAAAGCTTCTTTTAATTCGTAATCCATAATTTAATATTATAAAAATAACTCTTACGCAAGGTTTCTGGTTTATGTTCTTATTTAGTTTTTGTTACTACAAACCTTTTTTCACAAAGTTGACTCTTCGTAAATAAGCATCTAACAGCTGAACTACTGCGAGTATATATAATGCGGTCTATACCTTCTTTACCCTATTGAAATTGCACATATAGGAACAGCATGGTCGAGTTTTGTAAGAGTTATTTTATATTAGGTCTAAACGATCTCTTAATATCAAAGCCTTTATTTTGTATTTTTAACTTATCTGGAATATCTTTAATTTGTTTTTCTTTTTCAGTTATTTGATTACTTAACCATTCAGTTAACCATTTATATATAGTTTCTGCTTTTATGTAAGTAGGTAGTTTTAAAGATTCTAGCTTAGGATATTTATATAATCCATATATGGTTTCTATTAGAATAGGACAGTTGTTCAAAGTATTAGTATCTTGAGAATCTTTCATAGGTTCTAAATAATACCAATCTTCTTCATCTTTGTATTTTATATGTACACTCTTAGAGTAATCTCTATTTTGATGTTTAGATAACCATTTATATCTATGCCACCAATTCCTATACTTAGTTTTATCAACTATATAAGGAGTAAGAGATTCCCCATATAAAATATTACCATTTTCTAATAATAAGCCTTCTATAACATATCCAGCAATATAAAGAACTATTTTACCTTTATTATGTAATGTATACAGATCTTTATCTCTCCTGTCTAGAATTAATTTAGGATCTTCTCCATAAATACCTACTAAGTAATCATAGTAATCTTTATATTTACTAAGCAATTTCATAATTATTGACTTTTCTTTAACTTACCACAGCTTTCGCATCTTTGTAAACCTTCTATATCTCTATAAGATTTACTGTAATAGTCCATGCATGTACAATATTCATTACCCGCATTTGGAGTAAGTACAGTTGGGATTGTTTTCTCTTGAGCATTCTTTGCAGCCATTTATATATATTATTTTAGATTGACAATTAGGGCATAATTCTTTTGATTCTGTATTGTCTGAAATGTATTTTTTTAATATTCTTGCTATAGAAACTCCAAATGAAGTAATTTCTAATTCTGCTTTACTAATCCAATCTATAATAAATTTAGGGTGTGCTCCGTGTCTAAGTAACCCTGATAACATTAATGTAAAAGTACGTTCTTCAGCAGTTCCATTTAAAGATATAAGATTAATTACATGATAAGTATCTGAATTAAACTCATATTCACCTTTACCAGATTTACGTATTATTCCTTTAATAAATTTTTTATCTGTATTAGGTTCAGAAAAAGCAAATACTTCATAAGGTTTACTATTTAATAAACCTATAAATATACCATAATTAGTACCTTTTACTTTAATTTGATGAAATTCTGCTTCTAATTCTTTGGGTCTTTTTGGGGCATCGTGTTGCTTAAATTCAGTATCTTTCTTATCCGTAGATACTAATACACCTGTACGACACTCATCTACATATACTGTTAAACCTTTACAACCTTGTTTCCAAGCTTCCATGTATAGATTACTAACTGTTTCTTCAGTAGTACCTTTAGGTAAATTGATCGTTGAACTTCTTTTTGTTAACTTAATGTTTCCATTAAGATCGGACTATATCTTCAACCCTGTGATATCTAAAGTTCCGATAATAGGTGTTATTCCTATTATTTCTGTTTTAAATTTAATATCATATGGTTGTTGGACGCTCGTGCTGGTATTATCTGATAAGTTCGTATCAGCCCCAGTAGTCTCTGCACCTTCCTTACACGTACTTGTAAGGCTTGGCTCAATATTAACATGATTTGTTATTTTTTTACAAAGATCTATAAAATAATTTTGTTCTAATTTCCATTTCATATAATTTATATGTTTATGAACGTATTGAACATTTCCTTCTATATACCCTTGTTTAGAATCTATTCTATCAAGTGAAATATTATGTAATTGTCTAGATTCTTTTGTTCCTAATTCTTTTAAAACAATTAAATCTAAACCACTTAAAGCACATTTAAAGTTTTGTTTTTCTAATAAATTTTCTAAGTAAGTTACAGATAAATTAAAATCTATATTTCTTCTTATAGATTCTATTTTTAATCTATTGTAAACAGATTTACTTAGATATTTTCCAAACATTGTACTTTTTCTAGGTACTTTAGGTAAATTATAAGTACATTTTCTACACCCTTTATTTCTTCCTGCTTTTAGATCGTGTAATCTTTTTAATAATATTACTCCACATTTACACTCACATCTAAAACTTTTTTGGCCCTGTTTACCAAGGATAGGTATATTACTTATAATTTTTAAGTTTCCAAATATTTCTCCTATTTTAGGATAATTTTCTTCCTTTAATCTAGCTGGCATAATTATTAGTTTAATTCTAATTATTATACGTTATGTTTGAATAAAGGTTACAAATTTTAGTCTTCATTGAATTCATCCAATGTTTATTTATTCATTACTGAATAAAGGCACAAGTTTTTATGCTGTGATCAATATATTTCTGAATAGTTGCTTGTAGTTTAACTCTTTGTAATGGGTCTATTTCATATGCAGTAGATTTATACCAAGGAGAATGTTTTATATGCTCTTCTAGACCTATAGTTGTTTCTACTTCCCAATCCTCTGGATGTATATGTCTTTTCATCCATTCTTTAAATTTAGGATGTAATACTACATATTCTTCCCAGCCATCTCCGTTCTGATCTATAAAAGTAATCTTAGGATTACCTTTCTCAAGTTTTCTACGTCTTTTATAAGATAACTGATACACTGGTTCAATACCAGAGGAAATACCCGCTAATAAGCTTATAGTACCACTTGGTGGTATAGTTAAACAAGCTATATTTCTACGACCGGTTCTTACATATTTATTCCAATTTTCTTCTCCACTAATATTCCAATCTAATATTCTATTTAAAAAAGGATTTTCAGCTTCTTTAAGTAAATCAAATATAGGAAAAGCACCTCTTTCTTTAGCCATAGCAATACTACTTTTATAAGCAGATATAGCAAATTGTTTATATATTTCTTCTGCTAATTCTATTGCTGGATAACTTTCATTAAGTCCGGCAAATGTATCTGCAAGGCCGATTGCACTAAGACCTGTTCTTCTTCCGTTAAGTAACTTGTTTTTGATTTTAATCCACAATTCCTTTTCAATCTGTTTAATAGAAGATGGTTCCGAATCTTTTTCAATTTTATTAAGTATTAAATTAATCTTTTCTTCTTCTAAATCAACTATATCATCCATTAGACGTTGTGCTTTATAAGTCACATCTTTGAATTTATCATAGTTAAAGTATGCTTTGTCTGTAAAAGGATGTTCTACAAACGAGTACAAGTTCACACTCATGAGCCTACATGAATCGTAGGGACATAATGGAATCTCCAATTTTGTTATCACAAAGGCTTTTTATCCTTTGTTTCTTGCAATTTATCATCTTGCAAGTTCGGCATATATTTTAAATAATTTTGAAATTCTTTATTAAAAGCATTGTAAACATCTTCAAACGAAGATAAATAAGTATTTAAGAATAAAAATTTAAATATTCTAATATCTTTTACATTATGTTCTTTAAATACTTCTTTAACTAAAGAATAAATTTTATTTCTTTTCTTAGAATTTAAAAGATCTATATTATCTTTAAATTTTAAAAATAGAGATTGTTTTAAATTATTATGTAAACTACTAAATCTATTTCTTGTAATATTATTAGCTTTTAAAGTAATTTCTTTTAACAAACATTTTTTAGAACAATATATTTGATTAGAAGATTGTATTACTTCAAAGTTTTTATTACAAATAGGACATATTAGCTGTTTACGTTTTCTAGGTGGTCCAACTGCTTTTCCACCATTTTTATAATAATTTATAACTTTTTCTTTAGTTTTATTTCTATAATCAATATCTAAATTTCTTTGTTTACATTTTTCTCCTATTAATTTTTTAGTATATTCAGATTGTTTTTTATTATACATAGGGTTTAAATTACCTTCATTTATATTTCTACCTATTGAAATGTTTTTCCATTCTTTAAGTAGAGTATAAATATGTAATTCTAATTCTTGACATAATATGTTTAAATCTTTGAATTCTAATATTATAATAGGAATATTAATTTGTTTAGATAATAACTCGATTTTATTTTTTGCTTTTAATAAATCAGTTGGTCTACTAGATTTTATTTCTACTATTTTAATAAGTTTCTTATTTTTATAAATATGAAAGTCCGGTTTATATTGTGAACCATCTTCCAATTTATATGAATATTCTTCTACTGTATAATCTAGATTTAATTTTTCTAGTATTTTACAATAAACATATTCATAAGAACTTCTTAAAAAGAAGTTATTATAAAATCCTGTATATCCTCCTGTTATTTTCATTTAATTATTTTTGGGAACTCTTGGTAGAATTATATTCTCTTTCGAGGTTCATCTACTATGCTCTACGATACTTAAAATTATTAACTTTTAAGTTATCTCGGTATTATCTTTATCTATTATACGTAATTTTAATTAAAAGGTTACGATTTATGTAGATTATTTTGAAAGATTTCACCGATATTTCCCAATTTTTTACTTGAGGCAAAATTACCTACCACAAGGGTTAGTACTCGTTTCTTCCCATTCTTCTCCATAACATGAAGGAATAGATTCTCTTGTTATTGTATCCCAATAAAGTAATCCAGGTTCTGCTGATTTCCAAGCTTGATGTATCAGTTTATTCCATAATTTTTTAGGATTAGATAAATAGTTACCCCATTTATGTTTATAAATTACAGAAATACCTTCTTCAACATCTTTCATAAATTCATCAGTAATCTTAACAGAGATATTAGCTCCTGTAATTTTACTTAAATCATCTTTAGATGTAATAAAAGATTCACTATCTGGATGATTTATATCTATAGAAAGCATTAATGCCCCTCTACGCCCATCTTGAGCTACTTCTCTAGTAGAATGACTATATCTAGGCATAAAAGATACTGCCCCTGTAGATGTACCAGCAGCATTACTTACAGTAGCTTTAGCAGGACGTAAGTGACTTAAATCGTGCCCAACACCTGCTCTATATTTCATTAATTGTACTTGTTCTTGATCTGTCGTGCAGATACCCCCGTAACTATCAGATTGATTACCAATGACAAAGCAATTCCCAAGGCTAGAAATGGAATAAGGATTCCCCGCTCCATAAAGTATACTACCTCCAGGAATAATATATCTAAAGTTGGAAAGTAAAGAGTAAATTTCCTCATAACTTAAAGGATTAGGATATTTTAATTCAATTCTAGCAAATTCCTTAGCTAAGCGCTTATGCATATCATCTGGATTTAATTCCAAATAATAACCTTCTTTGTTTTTTAGACAGTATTTATCTATCCATACATTAGCTGCTAATGAATCTCCTTTGAAGTATTTTAAAGTCGCTTCGTAGACTTCTTTTTTAGTAAAAGGGGCAACAATTTCTTCTGTTAAAGTAACTGTTACCTCTTTATTATTTTCTTGCATCTATTTATTTTTATTTATAGTTATAGAATAAATATTTGCAATGTTTTTACACTATTTGTAATCCTCTGATAATTTAATTATACATTTAATTAATTTGTTTCTTCGTGCTAATTTTTTATCAATTAGAGCTATTTGAGCAGTAAGCTTTTCAGTGAATAAACTTACTATCTTAGGTATATCTTCTTGATTGATCTTTGATATAACATCTAGTCTCTTTTTATAAGACTCACGGTTATATATTAGCTTATTAATACCAAAGAATACATTATTGAATGCTATAATACGTTTAACTTTACGTGAATCTTTTTGTATTCTCTGAAGTTCTTTCATTTCTGTTATTAGGTCTAAATTCTTTCTAGATTTAGATATATAACGAGAGTAATTATCTTCCCTATATTTTAGGCTTTCTTTAAGTTTAATTAACTCTTCTTGTGAATGTATTTTAATATTTTTGAATATTTTCATTTTGTAATTAATTTTAATGCTTCTTGTAAAGCTATTTCTAAAGCTTCTTCATATGGAATCCATTCTTCATTATTATACCAAATAGTATGAGTACGATTTGGAGTATGGATAGAAGTAAATGCTTTTTCTTGAATAGAAGATGTTTTTGGTGGAGCAATTATAATATGAGTATTATATGTTTCTCTTAACCATTTTTGAAGTAAGCATAGTTCTATATACCACCCATTTCCTACTTCTCTATTGATAGTATGGAAAGAGGAATATCCGATTTGCTGTGCTAATAGTATTAACTGTTCTTTCATATATATATATAGAAAAAATAAGGGGCACTGAGACCCCTTAATATAGTTGTTTTAAATAAGTTACTTAAGCAATGATTTGTTTTAGATTATCGTGAATATCTTTAAAGGCTGCAACATAAGCAGGTACATTGTAATAAGCTCCAAATGAGTTTACACCTACTTTAGTTTGCCAGTTATCAGGGGAACCGCTATTCCATGTAGCAGCTATTTCCTCTGTAGAATAACCCCGATTAATGAGATCTTCTATCACTTTATAAACTAATAAATCTTGGTTTGCTTGATTAGGTTCTAAAATTTCATCAAAGAATTTTTTAGACCAATACTTCCAGGTAGTAGGCATAATTTGATAAGCCCCTATTTCCCCAGATAAACCGATTGCTTCATAATTTCCTTGAACTAAACCATTTTTAAGATTTTCATGGTTTCGATCAGATTCAATAAACTTGATTGTGTTTTGTATTGCTATAACTGCTTTATTTATTTCAGCTTTAGCTTTTTCTTTTAAATTGTCTGTAATTAGTTCTGTCTGATTTTTTAAAGCTACTGCTATTTTGCTATCCCCTGCGTCGATATTAGCACTTACTATGGCTAATGTGACTAGGAGAGCAATAGTTTTTGGTTTCATATAATTTTAAATTAGTTAAACATAAAGTTCCTACCCTATAATACAGGGATTAACCTTTAATATAGGATAGGTAACTAAATAACTTACTATTTTACGTAGCAAGTTTAGTAAGGTTACATTTTAAACTTATGTGGAATCAAAATAATAACCATAATTTAAATTAGCCAAACGCAATACTTTTACTACTGTGTTTGTTATAGGATAATTAACATTTAAAGTTACAAATAATGCTACACTTGCGAGCTGTAGTTTCTTAGGTAGCGTACAGCTGCGTACCCAATCAAAGAAGTATGCTACGGCACCTGGATGGTCTTCTTCAATTATTTTATCAGTAAATGTTGGAGTTTCTACTCTAATAGAAAATACCCCCTTGTTTGAAGGGTTATAGAATGAGTCGGGGTGAGGTATCTTAATGGTACTACCATAAGTACCTTGTACATTTAAAATACGATTTAATTCATATGCTTGCACATATAAGTAATCTATTACTTTAGATATACCCCCTAAATTATCTGTATAGTTTTGATCTATTAAACTGTGGATAGCAGTTATATAGTAATCAAAAACGTCATAATTACCAAATCTCCTTACAGACAACATTTCTGGAATGTGTTGAAATAATAAATGTATTAAAGGTATTTGTAAAGATTTCTGGAATGACCAGTATTTTCTAATAAAAACAATATTACCATCAGTTTTAATTCTAATACCCTTATAATGTATAAAGAGAACTTTACACAATATTTCAAGTTTATTCTGATGTTCAGCACTAAGATTTTTGTAATTCATCTTATATGTTTTGTCATGCAGTTAACTGTAAAACCCTGGTTTAATATAAACTTATACGGTATTACCCATGTCCTTAATTCCGTCACATTTCTTACTCCTAGTTTTCAAATAGGCTCTATTAACTGTGGTTAACAGTGTTTGACTGTTGTTTAGTTCATAATTAGTTTATATTACTTATTACTTTCTGTAAAGATTATAATAAGGACTGTATTTTACATCTTTCACTTTACCTAGCCAACTAGTCTTTCCCTTACACGTCCGGAACGTATGAACAAGATAAAGTAAGTAAATAGTTTTAGCGGTTCTTGCTAAGTACCTGAGATTGCAGTTTCAGGGAAGGTAAGACCTGGCTAAGTTACTATTAGATAGTTACCCCTAATAAGAGGTTATAAGCGTTAATACCTTTTTGTAAGGTAATATATTTGTTTTTACATTCACGTTTCTCTTTCTTGAGAACGTATACTTTATTCATTAGCTTGCCTGGATCTCTTAAATATACTCTACCATAAGGTATATGAGAAATCTTTTCAATACGAGTTGCAGTAGGATTTGCTATATCCTTATGAAATTTCCTAGTTTGAATTCTAGAAGCTCTTTCTACAGCTGTACTTAAAATTTTAAAAAGCTGTTCTTTTTTTTGCAATTCTATTTGTTGTTTATAGGCAGCATGTCTCATTTGACATATTATACAACCACAGCCCCTAGTTTTACCTGTAAGGTCTTCATGTAGTAGATGATTTAGTATGTCAAATTTCTTTTCCTGACGTTTAGCTATTACTGCAGAGTTCTCTACATTAATAATTTTGATAATATCGTCAAAGTTATGTACTTGTGCTATCTTGACTTTATCCTTAACGGATATACCTTTCAAGGATAGCGCTCTCATAAGATTACTTAATACAGTCATAATAGTTTTTTTCTGTTTGACTGTAGGTATATTTTGAATAGTTACTGGCGCCATATTAATTGATTATAAAATCATGTATAATAAGGAAGGTTCCTTAATTAACAATAAATAATTCTGTAAGTTTACACCTGTCATAAATAGAGACAGGATTAGAAGAGCCAATGCTAATAATTGCAAAGGCCCTTCTTTTCTCTGTATACTTATTGTTAATAATACTATGGATACTAATGCTAGTATTGGCCAATATAATTTAATTTTGGCTTCATAGATTTTATCCTTTCTGTACTGAGAAATATCCTTTTTTAAAAAAGATTTTATAGCACTAAAGTATATAGTATCTCTACTATTATTTACTCTGGCTATGCTATCAAATTTATATAAGAACTTCTCATCAATAGTCTTAATCTGTGTATTATTGATAATCTTAATGTCTTCTCTAAAAGTTAAAGAAGTATCATGTGTATTAAACACATACTTTAAGGGTACATTAATACTAGCAAAACTAACTATTGAAATTAACAATAAGTAAATTCCTAAGTAAAATGCTTTCATTATGAACGCATCTCTTCTGCTATTCTAGCAATTTCGTTTTCACTTAAAGGCCTATCAGCTACCATTATAGCTGCTCCTGGAGTTTTAAGAGTGTCAACAGTGACATTCCTGAAAGCTTGAGCGAATTCTTGAAGTTTTCTGTGATCTTCTTCAGCTGCTTCCAGTCTTTCCCTTGATGTTTTTACTATGAGCTCACTTTTCATGAGTTCTTCGTCATATTTGTGGCCAACTGTAGAAATTACTTCTTCAGGGTCGCTAATGACTTGTCCTTCTTGATATGTAGGGTTTATTAACCGAGTACTAGAGACTTGGAATTTACCATTGATAAGTACTTCCTTTACTTCCCTAGTTTCACTATCAACTTTGATAGCTTTTGTTTCAGTAACAAATAAATTACCTATACCAAATACCTTTAAAGATGTTGGGTACTGACGTTTTACATTCTTTGCATAAAGACTGTCTGAACCGTAGTAATAGGTATCGTCTCCAACTTGAGGTAAAAGAGACATATTTGATGATTTCTTTGCCATATATTTTGATTTTTGATATAATTAACACTAAGATTTAAAATAAAAGTATATTGAGGCTAGACTGCACTCATAGATAAAGTTTCTCTATTTGAACAAACCAAGCCAGTTTTTGATGGTATTACTAATAAATTAATAATATAATACTGTTGTTACGAACCGATACGAACCGAAAAGTTAACAGTACCTACCCAAATTGTATTATTACCCCAACATACTAATAGGTAATAAACATTATATCCCACCGGAATACATTGTTAATTTATTTCTGAAAATATTATTGAAATTTAAGAACACGCGGTTCTATTAGTAAGTACTTATACGTACTAGGGATCTTATCCCCTGACCAAATACAGCCTTAATATTCTACGAGGCTAGCTCGGATGATGAATACCACACTACTGTAGACAGGTCTATAAATAAAGTATTCTACAAGCTAATAATCATTAATCGTAACATCCTTAAAGGCCTACTTATCTGATTTGCTTATATTTGAGGGCTTATGTGCGTATCCAAAGATGCACTGCCAGGTATTATTAACTAAAGTCGAATCCATACACTCAACGTACAACTTAAGTTTGGACCTTAATTGCCATTAGTCAAGCAGCCAATTCAGTATAGTTAATCCTTGTTATGGTGAGGCGGATCTCACAAGGGATCTTATATATACAAAGTACTAACTAAATTAATACAGTAATAAAAGGAATCTGGATACGCCCTATTATTCCTTAAGTATATATAATTAAATCATATATTATCCTATATAATCATACTATGATTAAATATGATTAGGTATCATAAGTCATAGGGGCTTATAATACGTTAATATTTACTCTTATAATACTTCAAACAAAGATAAAATTCTCCTTCTTATATACTGACTAAAGTCTAAGAAAGGTTCTTTACATATTATAATACTTTAAGAGGTACTCTTATGTAGCTCTTCCTCCGCACTATATAATATAGAAGTAAATATTTAATAAAGAGGAGATAAGAGTATTGACTGATCTAACGGGAAGTTTGCTCTTATCTACATTTACTCTGTTACTTAAGCAGCTTTAGCTTTAACTAAAGTTGTTTTAGCTTTAACAAAAGATTCTGTAGCTAATAGTTTAACTACATAATTGTTAATGTCACTGTTAAATAAAGGAACATTTGTTTTATCAAGATTAGCTCCTTCAGGAATATTACCACCTATTATACTGTAATAGGTTTCATCCTTAACTATTTTACGGGATTTTATCATTCCTGGTTTTAAGTTCATAGTAGCAAGCCATTCAGGATCTGTATTTCGAGCTAATTTCAACATAGCTTTAGCATACTCGTTAAAATCTTTTCCTTCAATTTTATCCTGGGCATCTACATACTTAACATCATTTAATAAGTATTTGTTATACTCATCAAGATTTTCTGCTTCTTTATAAAGTTGTTCAGCAGTTATACCGTTATCCAAGGTAACTACTTTAGTTTCTTTTGTAGCAGCTGGTGTTACATCCTTCGGTTGGGAAACTGATTTTTCCTGTTTTGTTTGCATATCTGATGCAGAAGGTTTTTGTGTAGTAGACACAGTTTTTTGCTCCCCCAATTCCTGTGCTTCTTTTATAGCTTTGGCAGCTTCATCGACCATATCAGGCTTTGCTGGTTCTTCTCTGATAACTTCTACTTTATCAGTAGCATGTCCTACAGATTCATCTATAATTTCCTTGCCTTCAGCAGCAGCTTCTTCAGCAGCAGCTATAATAGCTTCTTTAGATAAATCCTGAGTTTCTTCAGCAGTATGTGTAGCTAATAAGCTGGTTTTAATTTCAAGCTTAGCCATATCTCTAGCTAAATTAACTAAACGATCCAAACCATTGTTAGATTTAACAATTTCTTTATTACCTTCAGGTATTACAAAAGTTAACTTAGTACCTTCAGGAAGCTTTTTTAACATGTCTTTGATAATAACACGTTCTTCCTTTTTAAAATCAGTTTTGGGAGTTGCTGATTGAAGAATTTCAAGAGCTTTGTCAATTACTGAACGGAAAATAGATTCTACTGTTATAGTTTCTTCTACTTTAGATTCTTCAATTTCTGATTTATCTTCTTTTTTATTTTCAGAAGCATTCTGTACAGGAACTGGAGTAGCTTCTTTTACAGAAGATTCTACAGATTTCTCTTCTTTTTCTACAATTGGAGCAGGAGTATCTTTCTTCATAGAAGTTTCTGATTGCTTCTTCGAAGAAGAACCCTTTGTTTCTTTTGTAGAAGTTTCTTTCGGTGATGCAGAGAGAATTTTTGTATCTACTACAGTTGGTTTGGCTGATTCGTCCTCCCCCAAGGATAACTTTCCCTGCTCTGCTTCTTTCTTTGTTAAATCTTTTACAAGAAGATCTAGTTCTTCTGAGTAAGTATTTGATATTGTTCTTACTCTAGCAATTATTGCTACATTTTCTTTATTTTCCTGAGAATGATTAAAATTAACCATTGTTTCAGATAAAATATGTAATTGCGAAATAAGGTTGTTAACCTCAGGATTATTCAATTTGCTCATAGTTTTATTATTTTGAATTGTTTTATATAAACCGTAATGATAATTTAATTCTAATCTTAGAGTTTCACTTAATTTTTCATCCCAATTAGCAGAAGTCCTAGTCTTACCAGAACCTTGGGGATTTTTATAGTTATACCCTATAAAACGAAATTTATAGCCTTGAGGAAAATCTATTGACTCTACCCAATCTTTTGGAGCATGCCATAAACCTTGTCTCATTCTACTCCTATAGGCATCTCTAATGTGATTATAAAGATATTCTATAGTTTCTTTTTCGATAACCGATGTAGGTATACCATTCTTTAAAGGTATATCAAGTGGTAATAAAGTAAAATCAAAGTAAAATGACCCTTCAAAAACTTTTTTATTACCTTTGGTATCTTGATAATCTATAGGGTATTCTATACCTACACGGATTAAAATTGGTTCCATTAGTCTTTATCTTTTAGAAATTCCCCCTGTAAGTTTTCTTCAATTGAAGCTTTCGCTAGAAATTCTTTAGGAGTACCTTCAGTTTTACTGTATTGTTTTAACTGACGATATTTCTTATCAGTTTCATTTTGATTTACAAAGTTAGGTTCTTTCTTACTCATAATTTTAATTTATAATGTATGTGAGAAATGTTACTTATCTTAGCTTTAGCTGTGCTGGCTAAATCTACTTCGAAGTTAAAGTCTTCGCCAAGTTTTGAAGTTAGAAACTTTTCATAGATTTTTTGATAATCTTTTAAAACCATTACTATACTATTATACTTAAGGAGTTTGAAAGCTTCAAGGTATAATTTAAAGTATAAGGCCGTTTCTTCTTCTGTTAGTGTACTAAAGTTAAATACTATTTCTTGGGAGAATAGGCAGTCATCTACTTTTTTGAAAAGTATTATAGACTGTATATTATCTTTGTTATCTTTTATACATATAGTATGATACCTACCCAATAGTATAACATTTATAAAGAATTTAAAATAGCCCCACTTATAAGTAGAGCTATTTCTTTGCAAGAATCTATGCAATTTTTTTAACATAATGTTTTAATATTTTTCCACACATT